AGGGTAAAGTGATGGTTGCTGACTTTTTGATGTCACTTTCACGCAAAGTTGAAGATAAGATGTCTGGTACTGGTAGAGGTCACGTAATTAAAAATAGATTTGGCCCAGATGGTATCACGCTACCTAGTAAAATTAACACAAATAATGGGCAGTTTCAATTCTTTGAACCGCAAACAACTCAGGGCAAGCAAACTACGCAAACCATGAAGTCAGGTGAAAACATAATGAAGAAAAATTTAGCACAAAGATTCAAAGATCTTGGTGGACAATTAGGATAAAAACATATTTATATGAAATAAGGTCCGAATAGTAATATTCGGCCTTTTTTTGTCTAATAAACATTTATATTTACAACAAGGAGATTACGAAATGTTTTATGTGTATTTACATATACGAAATGATAATGGTACTCCATTTTATGTAGGAAAAGGCCATGGAAAACGATATAAATGTCGAGATCGTAGTAACAATTATTGGAAAAATATAGTTAACAAATATGATTTTGACATAATATTTTTAGAAGAAAATTTAACTGAAGAGGAAGCTTTTGAATTAGAAATATATTGGATTCAACGAATCGGGAGAATAACTGATAATACTGGGCCATTAGTTAATGGTACTATAGGAGGCGATGGCACTGCTGGTCGATCATGGGAAGGTTTAAGGAATGGCGAAAAAAATCCAATGTATGGACGAAAACAAACAGCTGAAACAAAAAGAAAAATTTCAGAATCAAAAAAAGGAAAATCTAGACCTGCACATGTACAAAAAATATTACGAACTATAGGAAAAGGTAAAGTTGGAGAATTAAGTTCTAGATACGGTACAAAGCATTCTGATCAAACAAAAGAAAAAATGCGCCAAGCTTGGCAACGAAGAAAACAACAAAATAATATAAAGGATTAAAAAAATGGAAATTTCGAATAAAATTTTAAGTGAGATTACGGTATATATGAAATACTCAAAGTATATTCCAGAACTCAATCGTCGTGAAACATGGGATGAACTAGTTACTAGAAACATGAACATGCATATTAAAAAGTATCCGCAGTTAGAAACAGAAATTCGGGATGTATATCGTTTTGTGTATGATAAAAAGGTATTACCATCTATGCGTAGTTTGCAATTCGGCGGAAAACCTATTGAAATCTCCCCTAACCGAATTTATAACTGTGCGTATCTTCCAATTGATGATTATCGTGCATTTGGTGAAGCCATGTTCTTGTTGTTAGGCGGCACTGGTGTTGGATATTCTGTGCAAAGACATCACACAGATCAACTTCCGGAGATTCGTAAACCGAATCCTAAAAGAACACGTAGATTCTTAATTGCGGATAGCATTGAAGGATGGGCAGATGCAGTTAAAGCATTGGTAAAATCTTATTTTGAAGGTGGATCAACATTTGTGTTTGATTTTAGTGATATTCGTCCTAAAGGTGCGAGACTCGTTACATCTGGTGGAAAAGCACCAGGTCCACAGCCACTTAAAGAATGTTTGATTAAATTGCAAGGAATCTTAGATGCAAAAGAAGATGGCGACAAACTTTCTTCGATCGAAGTGCATGATATGGTATGCCATGTTGCCGATGCAGTTTTAGCCGGCGGTATTCGCAGAGCAGCTCTTATCTCTTTATTCTCAGCAGATGATGATGAAATGATTTCATGCAAGTCTGGAGCTTGGTGGGAAACTAATCCACAACGAGGACGTGCAAATAATTCTGCTGTGTTGATACGACACAAAGTTACTAAAGAATTCTTCATGGATCTTTGGAAACGAGTAGAATTATCCGGTGCAGGAGAACCTGGAATTTATCTTAGTAATGATAAAGATTGGGGAACAAACCCTTGCTGTGAAATTGCACTACGCCCTTTTCAGTTCTGCAACTTATGTGAAGTGAATGCATCGGATATCGAATCACAGGAAGATTTAGAAGCACGTGTACGAGCAGCTGCATTCATTGGTACACTACAAGCAGGATACACTGATTTTCATTATCTTCGTCCGGTATGGAAACGCACAACTGAAAAAGATGCACTTATTGGAGTATCAATGACCGGTATCGGATCCGGCGCAGTATTAGGATATGATATGAAAGCTGCTGCAAAGGCAGTTAAAGAAGAAAATGCACGTGTAGCTGACTTGATCGGCATTAATCGCTCAGCCCGTACCACAACAGTTAAACCAGCAGGAACTACATCATTGGCATTAGGAACATCATCAGGTATTCATGCATGGCATAATGATTACTATGTTCGACGAATTCGGGTTGGTAAAAACGAAGCAATTTACACATATCTAGTAAATAATCATCCAGAACTTATTGAAGATGAATATTTCCGACCACATGATACTGCAGTAATCTCTATTCCACAGAAAGCACCGGAGGGCGCAATTATGAGAACAGAATCACCTTTCCAGCTTTTAGAACGTATTAAACGAGTACATTTGGAATGGGTTAAACCAGGACATAGAAGCGGAAACAATACTCACAATGTATCAGCAACAGTTTCACTTAAAGCAGATGAATGGGAACTGGCTGGCGAATGGATGTTTGAAAATCGGGAGCATTACAACGGGTTATCAGTTTTACCATATTCGGACCATACTTATAAACAAGCTCCATTTGAAGATATTACTAAAGAAGAATATGAACGCTTATTTCAAAGTTTAACAAATATAGATTTGAGTAAAGTGATTGAAATGGAAGACGAAACTGATCTCTCTGGGGAGTTAGCATGTTCCGGAGGCGCGTGCGAAATAATTTAATTTTTAAAATATTTGTTGTCTTGTATATTTATTAATATAAACCATTATAATGGATGTTATTATGATAATATACAAGACAACAAATTTAGTTAATGGAAAAATCTACATCGGAAAGGATAAACACGATAATCCTAAATATTTAGGTTCTGGTAAAAGTTTACAAAATGCTATTAAAAAATATGGTAAAGAAAATTTTAAAAAAGAAATTTTAGAATACTGTAAATCGGAAGAACATATGTCAGAACGAGAAATGTTATGGATACATGAGTTTAATTCGACAGATCGTACGATTGGATATAACATGGCTGAAGGTGGTGCTGGCGGTAATACTAGAATAAATTATACAAAACATCAATTGGATGAATATAAAACTAAATTATCGACTGGGGTTCGAAATTCCAAAAAATATACTAACAGTGTTAAAAATAAAACAGGAATTTCTAGGCCAGAACATTCGAAAAAGTTAAAGGAATTATATGCTATAGGTAAAATAATTCCGCACAATTTGGGAAAAGTTACGTCAGCTGAAACTAGAAGAAAAATATCAGCTGCAAATTCTGGAAAAAAATTATCCGAAGATCATCGAAATAAAATTGCATCTAGTAAATATAAAGCAATTGATCAATTTGATATGAACGGCATTTTTATAAAAACATATCAAAGTATAAAACATGCATCAGATGAAAACAATATTGGACGCGATAGTATATATGGATGCTGTATTGGAAAGTATAAACAGGGTGGCGGATATAAATGGAAATATTCAGATACAAAAGGAATTAAATAATGATACAGTCAGCATCAAAAGATTGGATACAACAACTGTTTGTGAAGGAGTTTGGCAACAAGCTCCTTCCTACAGATTTTTATTATGAAAATGGATATCGCGTAATGACTGAATCATATCATCGCCGGCGTGGCTATTGTTGCGGAAATGCATGTAGACATTGTCCATATAAAAAAGATTCAGAAACTTTGAAAGATCAATAAATTATCTTATATTAATATTAAGAATTAAAGTTATGACAACAGAACAAAGAAAAAATCTAGAGCTCGTTAAATCCGGTTTTGCTAATGGCATTTCAACACAATTAGCAACTAAACAAGTAATGTTTGGTCCAGATGCTAAATTAACAAAAGAAGAAAAGCAAGAAATTATTGATGATGCCGCACGACATTATGGTAATTTTTTAACTGCATTGGGTGTCAATTGGGAATTAGATCCAAACTCTGCAGATACTCCTCGTAGAGTAGCAAAAGCATATGTTAATGATTTATGGCGAGGACGCTATGAGCCAATGTCAGATATCACAGCATTTCCATCAGATGGTTATGACGGTATTGTGTTTGAAGGAGGCATTCCATTAACATCAATGTGCTCACATCATCACCAGACCATTTCCGGAATCGTTAATGTTGCATACATTCCTGGAGAAAATAGCAATGTTATTGGTTTAAGCAAATTGAATCGTGTAGTAGAGCATTTTGGTAGAAGAGGTGCAATTCAAGAACAATTAACAGTAGCTATTCATCACGCAATTGATGAGCTTATTGAAAATAATAAAGGCGTAGCAGTAATGATTGAAGCAACTCATAATTGTGTGCAATGCAGAGGCGTTAAACATGGCGG